AACGCAGGCTTCTTGAGCCCGAAGAAGAATTTTGGCGAAGACGACCCACTGGATTCGTTCGTTCGTCAACTTTTCAACGAGGGCACCGATGAGTCCATCAAGATGGCTAAGAATCTGATGGCTCGCCAGCGTTTCTTCTCTCCCGTTATTGTTCGGGGCGAAGAAGACAAGGGTGTCCGAATCTGGGGCTATGGTAAGACTGTGTACGAGCAGCTTCTTAACCTTGTCCTTAATCCTGAGTACGGGGATATCACTGACCCTGAGACGGGTACTGACCTTCAGCTTAACTATGGTAAGCCTGCCGGTGCAGCCTTCCCGCAGACGAAGCTGATGCCTTCCCGTCGCACCTCTGCTATCTGCCCAGATATTACTGAGCAGGAATGTGCTGAGTTGCTTGAGTCTATCCCAGACTTTAGCACGCTCTTTGAGCGCAAGTCCTCTGAGGATGTTCAGCGTATGCTGGACGAATATCTGGCTGATGATGAGTCGGCTGAGGATATGTCAACTGAAACAAATCGCTATGGCAACACTACCTCCCAAAACACTGCCAATAGCGTTGAAAGCGCATTCAACGAACTTCTTGGGTGATAGCTTTTATGACCCACAGGGGGGCACAGGGTTATCAGGTGTCCCACATTTTTAACCAATAAAGGAATTTTATATTATGAACGCAAAAAGCGGAAACACGGTCACTGTTCACTACACAGGTACACTGAATGATGGCACAACATTTGATAGCTCCCGTGAGAGGGAGCCGCTTACATTCACTATCGGAGCAGGACAATTGATTTCTGGCTTTGATGCGGCTGTGACTGGCATGGCAGTGGGAGAGGTCAAGGACGTTGTTCTCTCGCCTGCTGAAGCATACGGTGAGCCAAACCCTGAACTGACTCAGACTGTCCCTCAGACAGCTTTCCCCGAAGGGTTTGAGTTTATTATCGGTGGTCAGGTAATGGGTCAGAGCCCCGGTGGTATGCCTGTCATGGCTACCATTCTTGAGCTTCAAGAAGAAAACGTAAAGTTGGATATGAATCATCCGATGGCTGGCAAGACGCTTAATTTTAATATTGAGCTTGTGAGTATCGAAGAAGAAGCGGCAGAAGAATAAAAATCTTACGGTGAGTCTATGAGCGGCAAATATCAAATTATCTATGCAGACCCACCTTGGGATTACAAGGGTCAACTTCAGCACAATGGAAAGGGTGGAAAAGACAGCGGTGGCGCACGGCGGCACTATGGCTGTATGAAGCTCCCAGAACTGAAGAAGCTCGATATCCCTTCTCTGTGCGACGATGATTGTCTTTTGTTTATGTGGACGAGCAGCCCACACCTTGACCAAGCTATTGAGTTGATGAAGTCGTGGGGCTTCTCTTGGGCTACAGTAGGCTTCGTCTGGGACAAGCAGAAGGTTAATCCCGGCTTCTATACCATGAGTCAGTGTGAGTTGTGCTTGATTGGCAAGCGGGGTAAGATTCCAAAGCCACGCGGAGCGCGAAATATACGACAGATGGTTTCTATCATGAGAGGTAAGCACAGCGCAAAGCCGGAAGAAGTTAGAAACAGAATTGAACAAATGTTCCCAGAGCAAGCAAAGATAGAATTGTTTGCAAGAACGACGGTGGCTGGCTGGGACAGTCATGGCGATGAAATAGAAGCAGACGTAGAATTATAAACCGCAGGGAGGCACGGGTTACAGGTGCCTCAATTTTCATAGGAGACGAAAAAACAAATGATGAAAATTGTTACTATCCTACCGTTCGCGCTAATGATGGCGTGTGGGGATAAGGATGAAGACACTGGCTCCGATAGCGGAGTCGTTGAAGAAGGTGGAGACACCGGAGGGGCAGAGTAATGACTGCAATTTTTACTAATCGCTGGGTTCACGCTGGCTTGGCTGTGGCAGCTATTATTGTCGGAGTGCTGGTTTACAATCAGGGCGACACTGATAGCGTAGCTACAACCGAGGTGGCTACAACGCCGGTTACTACCGCTGCATCACCAGATAGCACTGATGAAGCAGCAGCACCGACAGAGGCAAGTCTTGAGACTATCGAGCCTGTCACCGAGGATGCTGAAGCGGCTGAAACCACAGAAGCGACCGAGTAACATTCAAAGCCGCAGGGGGGCACGGGCTACAGGTGTCCCACACTCATACACACACACAAAGGAGAAAAAATGAGTACAACAGAACAGAAAAACAGAAACGCATATGAATTGCGTACAGACTTGCTTGGAATGGCAGCGGGCATTGTATCCGATAAAACCAATCGGTTGGAGCAGAACGAGCATTTCAAGGCAGAGGACAACGAGGATTATCGTCGTAAGTCCATTGCCCCATACACCGCAGAAGAAATCATTGCGGTTGCTGAAAAGCTTTACCAGTTTGTACAAACGAAGTAAGCCCGAGTAAGTCCCACGGGGGGGCACAGGGATAACAGGTGCCCCGCATTTAATTTTTTATAGTGGAGGTTGCATGATGGCAGCAAAGAAAACAAAACCCGGCAAGTTGTCTATTGCCGATATGCGGAAGATGATTAATAAGCGAGCGGGTCAAGATGTTGCTTATAATCTCACCGAAGATAATCCAACGGAAGTGAAGCAGTGGATTCCCACTGGAGCACGTTGGCTTGATAGCATCATCTGTCGAGGTCGTCTTGCTGGAATTCCAGTTGGCAAGGTTACTGAAATTGCTGGACTGGAGGCGACAGGTAAATCTTATATGGCAGCGCAGGTTGCCGCCAATGCTCAGAAGCAGGGCATTGATGTAGTTTACTTTGATGCTGAATCGGCAATCGACCCCGGCTTTTTGGAGAAGGCTGGCTGCGACTTGGAAAAGATTCTTTATGTCCAAGCCGAATCGGTCGAGTTTGTCTTGGAGACAATCGAGGATTTGCTTGGGTCAGCAGAAAATAAACTTTTGTTTATCTGGGACTCTTTGGCGTTGACACCAAGCGTTACAGATATTAATGGTGACTTCAACCCGCTGTCCTCAATGGCTGTCAAGCCGAGGATTCTGTCAAAGGGTATGGCAAAGCTGGTCCAGCCCATCGCTAACGCGGAGGCTACCCTGCTTGTCCTCAATCAGTTGAAGACAAATATTACAAGTAATGTAGCAGAGGCGATGACCACCCCGTATTTCACACCGGGTGGAAAAGCTATGCACTATACTTACAGCCTTCGTATCTGGCTCACGGGTCGGAAGGCAAAGGCTTCTTTTATCTTGGACGACCACGGCTTCCGTATTGGTTCTGAGGTGAAGGTAAAGCTTGAGAAGTCACGCTTCGGGACACAAGGTAGACAGTGTGCCTTTAAGATTCTATGGGGTGACAATGTTGGGGTTCAGGATAGAGAGAGTTGGTTAGAGGCTATCAAGGGTTCTAAAAACTTAACATCTGGCGGTGCGTGGTATACACTGACTCATAAAGATGGCACCACTGAGAAGTTTCAGAGTGCAACATGGCTCCAGAAGCTTGAAAATAAAAAGTTTTATGACCGCATCTTGGAGTTAATGGACGAAGAAATTATTCTTCGTTTCGACAGTCGAGAAGGTAATGCTTCCGACTTTTACGACATTGCCGACGAAGGAGGTGATGTATCAAAAAGTTAATTAAAGAAATTCCTTGACAGCTTGCCCTCACTTGTGTTATATTGTTGGCAACAAGTGAGGGCTCTTTTTATGGGAGGTAGAAGTGAATATATTTGCAATTGAATATGGTGCTGATGGCACCGTAGACTGGCGACGGTCAGCTAAGTCGCAAGACAACTATAGAGTTGTTAAAATGATATTGGAATCGTGTCAGATGCTGTGTACGGTTCTTAACGAGCAGCACGACGAGCAAGTGGCTCCGTATCGTTCGACGCACAAGCACCACCCATCAACACGTTGGGCTGCTGCAAGCGCGGCAAACTTTATGAACCTTGTTGACCACTGTGATGCGATGCTTGACGAGTACACTGAGCGATTCGGAAAGACTCATAAGTGTGCGGCGGTTCTTCGCGCCTGCATTGAGTTGTATGATGCCAGCCGGTTTCCATCCCAAGAGCCTACTCGCTTGCCGTTGGCGATGCCGCATCACTTTCATACAGACGATACGGTCTTGTCGTATCGAAAGTTTTATGCCAGCAAGCCGCGCATTCGTTATCCTAAAAATAAAATACCGGAGTGGTTTGACCAGTACCGGACTTCGCCATATGAGGTCATCTGAAATATGTGCAAGGAAACGCGGTGCTTGAAGATAGCAGCAAAGGTTGCGGAACAGTCTGAGCATGACAGCTTTCGGCACGGAGCGGTGCTAATTCGTGGCGGCTCAGTGCTTAATGTAGCGGCTAACAGTGACAATCATACATCCTTCGGGCAGAGATTCAGGGCAGCGCACCTTGGGCGAGCTACACAGCACGCAGAAATAGCATGTGTGTTGGGGTTGGACAAGAGTATCACACAGGGTGGAACAATTTATGTGGCTCGCATCAATAAAGATGGCGAGTGGAAAAACAGCAAGCCATGCACGATGTGCCATGAGGTTATGAGTTATGTGGGTATCAAGAGAGTCGTATATACAATCGGTCCTGACGAGTGGGGAACATATAAAATTGAGGAAGAAGATGAAAAGACTGTTGGTTATTGACGCACTGAACATGTATTTCAGGGCTTATATTGTTGACCCGTCGCTGTCTACAAACGGGCAACCTATCGGTGGCTTGAAGGGTTTCCTAAAGATATTGCAAAAGCTGGTGAGAGAGACAAAGCCTGATGGTATTGTTATCTGCTGGGACGGTGCTGGAGGCTCCCAACGTCGGAAGTCGATGGTTAAGACTTACAAGGAGGGTCGCAAGCCCATCCGCTTGAACCGCGACATTCGGAACATGAGTGAGGCTGAAGAGATAGAAAATAAAATTTGGCAGCAGACTCGCCTCATAGAATATATTAATAGCCTCCCCATCATTCAGTTGATGTTGGAGTCGGTCGAGGCTGACGATGTTATCTCTCATGTGGTACAAATGCCAGCATACAAGGGCTGGCAAAAGGTAATTGTGTCCAGCGACAAGGACTTCTTTCAACTGTGTGATGATGAGACGGTGGTGTTTCGCCCCATTCAGAAGGAGGTCTTGAACAAGCACGCGATTACTGAGCGGCACGGTATCCACCCAACCAACTTCGCGATGGCGAGAGCTATCGCTGGAGATAAAAGTGATAACTTGCCGGGTGTCGATGGAGTTGGCTTGCCTACGGTGGCGAAGCGACTCCCTTTCTTGGTGGAAGATAAGTCATATTCGCTGGATGATATCTATGAACACTGCGAGAGCATTGATAGCAACATCAAGGCATATTCAAGAATTGTTGAACAATTCGATAAGGTTAAGCTCAACTATAAGATGATGCAGCTTTATCGACCAGCAATCTCTCCGCAGGGAAAGAAAAAGATTAACTTTACTGTAGAGAATTTCGTCAACGAGTTTAACAAGACAGAGGTTAGAAAGATGATGATTCAGGACGGATTTGGTCAGGGCAACTGGGATGATTTATTTCAAACAATGAATAGATTTTCCCTTGACAAATGACTCTGATTGGTATATATTATAGGTAACACACAAATGCATTTTCGGGGCGACGATGGCTGTAGCAATGGCAGATGATAGAGCAGACTTTTCACATTATGGTTCAAAATTTCAAGAAGGCTTGGCGCAGCTTATCCTCGATGACCGAGTTTTTGCAGACCAAATCAGTGAGGTTTTGGACTATCAGTACCTTGAGGTTCGGTATCTAAAAGAATTTGTTTCAAAGATATTTGAATACCGACAGAAGTATGGTACGCACCCTTCGCGAGATACGATGGCGACCATCGTGCGTGCTGAGTTGGACGATGTAAACGAGGTCGTCCGACGCCAAATCCGCGACTACTTTGCGCGTGTCTATGCCTCGCCAGAACAGGTCGATGGCGCAGCACACATTAAAGAAGTGTCGTTGGACTTTTGTCGTAAACAAAAGTTGAAAGGTGCGATGCTAAAGTGCGTCGGTCTTATCAAGTCATCCAGCTTTGATGAAATTAGCAAGACTATGAATGACGCGCTCAATTTGGGTGCGCCCAATGATGCTGGTTATGATTATATTTTGGACTTTGAGAAGAGGTTTGAAATTAAAGCAAGGAATCCGGTAACAACTGGCTGGCAACAAGTAGATTCTATCTGTCGCGGCGGGCTTGGAGCAGGTGAACTTGGCGTATGCATCGCTCCAACAGGTGCGGGCAAGTCCATGGCTCTGGTTCATCTTGGTGCTCAAGCTGTGATGGAGGGTAAGACGGTTGTACACTATACCCTTGAACTGGCTGATACTGTTGTTGCAACACGATATGATAGTTGCATCACCGGTATTCCACTCTCCAGCACATTTTCCAACAAAGAAAAGATTTATGATGCGATTAAAGATATCGAGGGTCAGCTAATTGTAAAAGAATACCCAACTAAGTCAGCATCTACAAAAACCATTTCTTCTCATCTGGATAAACTGACCCGCCGAGGCGTTGAGGTTGGCATGGTCATCGTTGATTATGGCGACCTATTGCGACCAATCAGTGCTCAAAGGGAAAAAAGAAATGAATTGGAATCTATTTATGAAGAGTTGCGGGCAATCGCCCAAATCTATGAGTGTCCTGTATGGACGGCTTCGCAGACAAATCGTTCTGGTTTGAACGCCGAGGTCATTACGATGGAATCAATTTCGGAAGCGTTCAATAAATGCTTCGTCGCAGATTTTATCTTCTCTTTGTCGAGAACCATCGAGGACAAGAATACCAACGAGGGAAGGTTCTTTATTGCTAAGAATAGAAATGGTCCAGACGGTCTTGTGTATCCAATCTTTATGGACACAACGAATGTGAAAATCAAGGTCGTAGCTGGTTCGGGGATGACCCCCAATCAGGCAGTTTCTAAAACAAGCAAGGAGCAAGCTCAGTCACTGAAGGACAGGTACAAAGCTTTCAGGACAAAGAAAAAAGAGGAATAAATGTATAATGAGTCAGAAGTAAGGGAAGCTACCCTTGAATATTTTGATGGTGATGAGCTTGCTACAAATGTTTTCATTACCAAGTATTGCCTCCGCGATAAGGAGGGAAATTTTGTAGAAAAGACGCCGAGAGACATGCACAAGCGCATGGCATCGGAGTTTGCGAGAATTGAAGGAAAGTACGGTGGACCCAGAGCCCTGACTGAAGAAAAGATTAGCGAGTATTTTGATAATTTCAAGTACATCGTACCCCAAGGGTCGCCAATGATGGGGGTGGGGAATAGTTATGTTAATGTATCGTTATCAAACTGCGTGGTGGTCGAGTCACCTTCCGACAACATCTCTTCAATCATTAACGCCGGTCGAGATTTGGCTAATTTGTTTAAGCGTCGGTGCGGTGTTGGGCTTGACTTATCTGATTTGCGACCGGATGGGACGCCAGTAAATAATTCAGCGGGCACGACCACGGGAGCGTGGAGCTTCGCAGATTTCTATTCTTATGTCTGTCGAATGATTGGTCAGAATGGAAGGCGCGGGGCGCTGATGGTTACGATGGACATTCGCCACCCCGACATTGAAGATTTCGTGACGATGAAGCGTGACTTGACAAAGGTCACAGGCGCAAATGTTTCTGTTAAGATTAGCGACAGCTTCATGCAGGCGGTCCAGAATAATAATAAATTCACCCTTCAGTTTCCTGTTGATTCCGATGACCCCACATACACTAAAGAGATTGACGCGAAAGCGTTGTGGGATATTATTGTCGAGTCAGCAACCACTACTGCTGAACCGGGTATTTTGATGTGGGACAACATCATCAACAACCTTCCCGCTCACTCGTATGCTGATGATGGCTATGCGACTATCTGCACCAACCCGTGTGCTGAGATTCCTTTGTCGGCTTATGATTCATGTCGGCTGATTTCTGTTAATTTAAAAAACCTTGTCGAGTCTCCGTTCACTGGAAAGGCAAAGTTTAATTTTAAAAAGTTTACTGAGGTGGCATCGGCAGCGATGCGACTCTCTGATGACTTGGTTGATTTGGAGCTTGAGAAGCTTCAGTCGATTATCGAGTTGGCTGATACGCCAGATGAAAAGACACTGTGGAGCAAGCTATATGTCGCGGCAAGAGACGGACGTAGGACAGGGCTTGGAACACATGGGCTGGCTGATGCTCTGGCATGTTTAAACATGGGTTACGATTCCGATGAGGGGCTGGCTATGATTTCCAGAATCTATGCTTGCCTACGAGATACAGCATATCAGGAGAGCGTGAATTTGGCTACTGAGCGTGGGCAGTTTCCAGTCTTCAAGTGGAGTAAGGAGAAGGACAACGGATACATTAAGCGGCTCCCCGAAACCCTACAGCGAGCTATCTCTCGTCATGGTCGGAGAAACATTTCTCTTTTGACCAACGCTCCGACTGGTTCAGTGTCAATTCTTTCGCAGACTTCATCAGGCTTGGAGCCTGTATTTAGAAATTCTTATATTCGTCGTCGGAAGATGAGTCATGACGAGGCTGAGGTCGAGGCTGATTTTATTGATGAGCTTGGTGATAGGTGGAAAGAGTTTGAAGTGTTTCACCACAATGTTCAGCAGTGGCGAGAAGCGAATGAGGGCGAAGATTTACCAGCGTTCTTCGTTGAGTCCGACCAGATTGATTGGAACCGGCGCATCGAGATTCAACAAGCTATCCAAGATAATGTTGACCATGCCATTAGCTCGACCATCAATCTTCCAGCAGGCACAGAGCCCTCTGTTGTCGGGCAACTTTATCTGGAAGGCTGGCGGCGTGGCTTGAAAGGCGTGACAGTCTATGTGGACGGGAGTCGGTCAGGCGTCCTTGTCACAAAGGATGAGGACGTTCAGGCAGAGACGTTTCCCAACCATGAGGCACCGAAACGACCGCAGGTTCTCGATTGCGATATTCACCACACCACCATTCAGGGTGAGAAGTGGGTTGTCTTGGTGGGGATTCTTGACGGAAAGCCGTATGAGGTCTTGGCTGGTGAAGCAAGTTTGATTGAGATTCCGAAGAAATACAACAAGGGTTCTCTAACTAAGCATAGCTACAAGACGCGCATGAATCGTTATGACTTGTCGTTTGGTTACAATGGCGACACAATCAACATCAAAGATGTGGTCAAGGTCTTCGATAATCCCAGCAACGCATCGTTCACTCGCATGATTTCGTTGGGTCTGCGTCACGGCGCACGCCCAAGGTTCATGGTCGAGCAGCTACAGAAAGATAAAAACAGTGATATGTTCAGCTTCGCAAGATGTATCGCTCGCATCCTAAAGAATTATATTCAAGATGGTGAGACTCCAAGCGACAAGGTTTGTGAGTCGTGCGGTGCAGAGACGCTGGTTTATCAAGACGGTTGTGTGACGTGTACATCATGCGGCTATGCGAAGTGTGGATAAAAAAATAAAAAAACTTCTTGACAAGTGAGTCAAGATAGGATATATTAATAGCACAACAACCAACAAGGAGATAAACATGGTTGATAACAACGAGAACCCTACCGTTATTGATGAGCATCAGGAGCATGTGATTAATTATGTGAAGTCGCTTGCTGCTATTGAAGAAGCTATGGAGCCATTCAAGGAGCAGAAGCGGGCACTCAAGGGCAACTATATTGAGAATGGCTGGCTGTCCCGTGAAGACATTAGCTTGGCTGTCAAAGCGTTCCGAATGATTCAGAAGAAGACTGACCCCGAGCAGTTGATGGATTATTACAATACTGTTCACAAGAAGTTGCGGTAGGGGATGTTGATGACACCAATGAACAGGCATATTAAAGTTGACATTGTTCAACAGGCTCCCCCCGAAGCGGGGGGTGTCCTTATGCCGGATGATTATAAAGCCCTTCAAGAGTGGGAGACTGGAGTCATCAAGGAGGTCGCGACAAACTGCGAACACTTCACGCCCAAGGACGTTGGAAGTGTTGTTGTCTTTCCCGGCAACATGCTGGTTTGTGTTGACGCTCTTGGAAACCAGTACCATTTCGTACAAGAGAATTATGTTGTTTGCAGGCAACTCAAGCCCAGTAGTTGAGAGGCTGCTTTTTCGCCTTGGGCTCGCATACCTTAGTGTGTGTGTCCTTGGCACCGCAGCGTTTGAAATTTTCATCGCGCTCTTAGTCATTTCTGATTTTTTTTAGTGGAGGGATTGTATGCAAGGATTGGTGGTTGGATGCACCATCGGAGCGTTGCGTTATGCTTTTGAGCATGACATGCCACTTGTATACTTGAAGCCACAACCCCCACACAGGTTCACTGGAGACGTGGAAGAATGGCACCACTTGTATTTCTGCTTGTCAATGGCAGGGTTGATTAAGTTTGGTGATAAGGTTTCTCAGATTAGAGTTTCGGATAACGGGCTGAGAATAACGGTTGGTCACGCGGTTCATGAGGTCGAATCTTCTTCAATTTTTATCTTTGATGATAAGAGTGTTGAAGGGCTCCCGCCACCTGAGCGCGGCAACCCCGTTAACGAAGTCCTTGACTGGATTGATGTGCGAAGCGGAATGAAGCATGACTTTCACCGGATTCATATTTATAATTCCGACTTCATCGTGGGTGTAAACTTTTATCCTTCGGACAGGATTGATGGCAAGCACGATTTGATGGATGCTTGCACGATAAGTTATCTGACAGATGAACAACTGGGAAAATTTGAATATTCAGAATTGGTGACCAGACTCAAGACAGAAGAGATAATGAGGGATGCGGGAATCAAGGGTGCAGGCAATGGGGCAGGTAGGCACTTGCCCATTCGCTTGGAATCTCGCAAAAGAGAGGTGTTCCCAAAGGGCGTCAACATCTACTCAGGCTTGCCTTCTGGCTTCAAGGTTATGGAGAAATCCTCAGTCAAATATCCACTCTCAAAGAGTAGCTATTTGAATTATTTAATTAAAGGTGTAGCGCGTGATAGAGAGTGGTGAGCAAAATACTTTAGCCTTTCATTTGGCTGGTGTTGTTCCCGTTGCGGGTCAGCCACTGGACTTTGATTTGCCGTGGCACGATAGCCTGATGCCAATAGGAAAAAATTACTTGGCTGTGGAGCGTGCGGTGCTGGAATGTGCGTGGGCGGGTGCAGAAACTATCTGGGTTGTGTGCCATCGGGATATGCAGCCCCTAATTAAAGAGCGTATGGGGGAGTGGATATTCGACCCCAACTCCCTATTGCAGAAGGGAATTTTCCAGTCTGAGAAGCGACGGCGTATTCCGATTTACTATGTGCCGGTGCATCCGAAGGACCGTGACCGAAGGGACTGCTTAGGGTGGTCTGCCCTGTATGGTGCGCTCAGTGCCTATTATATCTCTAAGCGCATCAGCAAGTGGCTCATCCCAGACAAATTTTATTGTGCATTTCCGTATGGAATCTATAATCCCGAATTGCTTAAAATTTTTCGCCGCAAAATTTCCAGAAATGGAACTTTCTGCTTGACATACAACGGCGCATCTGTTAAAACAGGTGAGTACCTTGGATTTACCTTTGACGGTGAAGATTTTAAAAGGTGCAGAAGGCGAGTACGCCAAGAGGGAACGTCGATGCATGATTTGGAGGGAAATCGCCTGCCAATTGAAAAAAGATGGTCCGCGAGAAACTTTTCCCTTGACAAAGTGTTCTCAGATGTTATAATAGATACAGATTCAATGATTGAAGTCCCGTGGTATCACAGAGTGGATTCGTGGGATGGATTGACCAAATATTTGTCGGGCAGCGAGTCACTAACAAAGCCCGATTTCTTTAAACCTAAAAAATGGAACAAAATGGGAGGATTGAGTGAAAAATCCGATTGAAGTAGCTTATGATGATGTGCGATATGCAGACAAGGATATGGCGCAGCTACCATCACGATTTTATATGCTTGATGACAGTATGGCAAAGTTTTTGGAAGAATTCGTGGATATGCTTGACAGACCACACAATCATGATAATATAGATGATATTGCAGTGGCACAAGAGTTGATTGCAGAGGCGAAAGAGATTTTGAACGCAGTAGAGCTTCGTATCAAGACAAAGGAGGGCTTGAATGAGTCGAAATGAATCATCCATCCCGTTTGTGGGACTCCACGCCCATTCAGTGGCAGGCTCCCCCTTTGATGCCCTTGGTTACCCCCAAGAACACATGGAGTATGCCTATGCCAATGGTATGAACGCACTTGCGCTCACCGACCACGGCAACTGCAATGGGCTTGCCTATCAGGTTCTTCACACGAAGAAGATGCGAGCCGAAGGTAAAGACTTCAAGCCGATTTACGGTGTTGAGGCGTATTTCCACCCGTCCATTGATGGATGGAAAGATGACTATGAAGAAGCGAAGAAGGTCAAGAAAAACCGCTCTGCGCTCAAGGATGGCAGTACGGGTGGTGCTGTCGTGGAAGATGAGCAGCGACATTTCAAGGGGTTGGTAAATCGCCGCAACCATCTTATTCTTTTGGCACAGAACCAGACAGGCTTGAACAATATTTTTAAAATGGTGTCTGATTCGTTCACAGGCGACAACTACTATCGCTTCCCCCGTGTCGATTACGAATTGCTCGCCAAGCACTCTGAGGGCGTTATTGCAGCCTCCGCGTGCCTTGGTGGTATCTACGCTGGCTGTATGTGGCGAAACGCAGCATACGACGATGACGGCAACCGCACTGGGTTTGACGAGGCTGGTGTCCTTGCCGACATGCGCGAGGCTACACAGCAGATGCAGAAGATTTTTGGTGACCGCTGGTATGGAGAGCTTCAGTGGAATAATATTCCAGAACAGCACTTGCTCAATAAATATGTTATCCAGATGCACGAAGAGTTTGGAATTAAATTGATTTCAACTGCGGATAGCCACTACCCCAACCCCGATGCGTGGAAGGACCGGATTCTTTATAAGAAGCTGGGATGGCTTGGTCGCAAGGATGAGGTGCCATCTGAACTCCCAGCCGGTCTGGATGAGGTTGGATATGAGTTGTATCCGAAGAATGGCGACCAGATGTGGGAATCATATCTAAACTATTCAGCAGAATGTGACGTTGAGTATGATGACGATATTGTCAGGAATTCTATTACGGAAACCCACCATATCGCGACAAATCTCATTGAGGACTTCCTGCCTGATAGCACGGTGCGACTCCCTGACTTTGTGGTTCCCGAGGGCAAGACGGCAACTCAAGCGTTGGTCGCTATGTCGCTCGACGGGCTGCGCTCTAAGAAGCTTGCAGGTAACCAAGAATATATCGACCGCTTGAAGCGCGAGTTGGAGGTTATCGACAGTCGGGGCTTCAGCAAGTATTTCTTGACCATGAAGGCTGTGGCTGATAAGGCTGTCGAGACACAGTTGGTTGGTCCCGGTCGAGGCTCCGCTGCTGGCTCGCTGGTGTCATATGTCTTGGACATTACGCAGGTTGACCCCATCAAGTATGGGCTGCTGTTCAGCCGCTTCATGCGCTCTGATGCCAAGGATTATCCTGATATTGATTATGATGTTGCGGAGCCGATGGAGTTGAAGGAGCGTCTTGCAGAAGAGTGGGGTGAGAACACGGTGGTTCCTATTTCCAACTGGAACACGTTGCAGCTTCGCTCTCTTATCAAGGATATTTCCAAGTTTTACCGGATTCCATTTGTCGAGGTGAACGCGGTGACCGGGCGTATGCTCCATGAGGCAACGCCCAAAGCCAAGCGTAAGCATGGCATCACTGCTGGCGTATATGCTCCGACCTTTGAAGAGGTTATGGAATTTTCCGAGTCGTTGCAAGCGTTTCTCCGCAAGTATCCGCACGTCAAGACACACGTTGAGGCGCTTTATGGTCAGGTGCGCTCATGCTCCCGACATGCGGGCGGCGTTGTTATTGCGGAAGACTTGGACAAGTATATGCCGCTGATTACGAGTGGTGGCGTGAAGCAGGCTCCGTGGTCCGAGGGTCAGAACGTCAGGCACTTGGAACCTATGGGGTTCATTAAGTTTGATATTCTTGGGCTTGCCTCGTTGCGGATGATGGACAACTGTATTAAGAATGTGCTTCGTCGCCACTACGACAACGCCGAGCCGAGCTTCGATGATGTACGCAAGTTTTATGATGAGCAGCTTCATCCCGATATAATTGATTTCGATGACCAAGCCGTCTATGAAAATATTTTTCACAAGGGTCGCTGGGCAGGCATCTTCCAGTTCACCGAGGCGGGGGCGCAAACATTTTGTGTGAATGCGAAGCCGCGAAGTATCATTGATATTTCCGCTATCACTTCTATCTTCCGTCCCGGTCCACTCTCGGCAAAGGTTGATAGAAATTATGTTGAGGCGAAATCAAATCCCGGTGGCATCAAGTACCTCAATGAGACGGTCAAGGAAGTGACCGAAGAAACTTTTGGGTTCCTTATCTTTCAGGAGCAGATTGCCTTGCTTGCTCACAAGCTGGGTGGTTTGACTCTGGACGAAGGCAATATGCTTCGCAAGGTTTTGACCAAGAAGGGTACAGGCAAGGGAGGCATTAAAAATAAGTTGCGTGTCAAGTTTATTGATGGCTGCTCAGAGAAGGGTATCTCGGTTCTTGAGGCAGAGAAGCTGTGGGACAAGTTTGAATTCTTCTCTGGATATGGCTTTAACAAGTCTCACGCGGTTTCTTATAGCATCCTGTCTTATCAGTGTGCGTGGCTGTTTCACTACTACCCTTCCGAATGGATTGCGGCGTTCTTGGACAAAGAGCCTGAGTCGCGCAAGGAGCGAGCTATTAATGCTGCGAAGAAGATGGGCTTTGAGATTGCACCGATTGACATTAACTTGTCTCATCGAGATTGGCAGATTGCTGACGACGGCAGGCTGGTGCAACCGTTCTCATCTGTAAAGGGGCTGGGCGATGCTGCGATTGACCAGATTCTTAACAACCGACCGTTTCAGAACATCGAAGATTTCTTGTTCAACGAAGAGGTGGTATATTCTAAGCTAAACAAGAAGGCGTTGGACGTTCTTGTTCGGAGCCAAGCATTGAATAGTTTGATGGATGAGCGTTTCACGGGTCGGAAACATTTCTGGTCAGCGGTGGCTGTTGACCGTGCCAAGACGAAGAAGAAGTTTGGTGAGAACATCGACTTGTACGCGCCAGAGGGCGACTTCACTGACGAAGAAATGATTGAATATCAGGTCGATTTAACTGGCATATTTCCTTTTGAGTTGGTAATTACTGGTGACGTTCTGGATAAGCTGGATGCACACGGGATTCCTCCGCTTGGAGAATTTGATGCCGACTTGCTTGTGTCTTGGTTTATTCCGAGGGAGGTCATTGAGAAAAAGACCAAGAATGGAAAGGACTACTGGATTGTCAGGGTGATTGACTCCACAAGTACAATCAATAGTATAAAGTGCTGGGGTGTGAAGAAGGGAATTGATAAGATTTTCCTTAACAGACCTTACATGGCTAAGTTAGACTATAGTGAACAGTGGGGCTTTAGCTCAAGAAGTATCCGACACAACTTCCGTCTCTTGGCATAGGAGAAATATGAGTAAAGAAAAAATAAATTATACCAAAGAGATGCTGGAGAGCAAATCAAAAGAAGAATTGATTAAGCTGGTCGGAGAACTGCAAGACGAGGTTGCGATGTTAGATTTTTTGATTGCAGAGTATGAAGCCATGCAGGAAGCGATGGGTAGAGCGATTGAGAAAGGCATGGTAGAACATTTAAAGAACACACCTTTGAGCAATACAGAAACAGGAGAGGCTTAAAATGGGTAAAGATAATGGCAAAGATAGCGGGAACGTGTTTAACTTTGAGGCGTTCAGAAAGGCTATGGATGAGTTGAACAA